TCGCCAAAGAAATGGGTGACCGAGCCGAAATAGCAGAAGAACGCCTAGCCTTAATCGCAGGAGCAATCGTGGGTGTAGACTCACAACCTGTAGAGCAGGCAGGCCCTACAAGTCAACTCGACGAGGATGATCCGCCGTTAGGCTCCGCACGGCCCGATGTAGCAGGTTCACCCCTTACCAGCAAGCGAGGTCGTCCTCGTCGGGAAGACACCCCCAAACCCGAAATAGATACTGATTTTGTTGGTGATCTGTGATATTCGCAGCGTTTAGCCTTGTCGCCCTACTGGGCATTGTCCTGTTGTTACTACGCGAGAACCGTAGATTGACTAATCTATTGTTGGCAAAGAATCCATCAGCAGCTATCGCCGCCGAAAAATTCTCTAAGTCAACAAAGAAAGAACAAGTCGATCCTCGGTCACGAACATCGTGGCAATCACCAACTGAAGGCGTAGGGCCATGAAACCTTGGGAACCACCCAAACCAACAGATGTCATTGACCTATGGAACAAGGCTGACCGTTATCTGTTAAAAGAACGCCGGGACTACTGGATGAATGCGTCCTACAACAGCGGTCAACAATGGATTTGGTGGGATCAGACCCGCAACATCGTGCAAGAACTGGACTATGCCAACGACAACGAACGGTACACGCGTATCACCGTTGACAAGTTTGGGCCTCGTACAACAAACCTTCTATCTCGTATGACGCGCTCCCCACTCGTATGGGAAATCGAGCCATCAGGAACAGACGACGCATCAGCTCGTCGCCAACGCCTACAAGAACAACTTCTCCTATCGGAAGCCCACGAACAAGATTGGGCTGACATCCGTGAAGAACACCTTCTCCAAGTCCTATATGGTGGATCGGCAGCCGTATCTATTGAATGGGATCCTCAACTAGGCAAGATTGTTGCCACCGACCCCGTGACCGCCATCCCGATCCCCGCTGGTGGTGTACGCCTCACACCCCTCGGTATCAGCGAATTCTGTCTAGAACCAGGTTCACAGTCAGTTGATGACGCTCGCTACTGGATCAAATGTGTCGCTCTACCCCCTGAGCAGGTCAAAGAACGCTACGACCTTGACTTTGATCCCGTACCTGACGCTGAAGCATCGTTGTCTTCACGCCACCGCACATTGCTCTCGCGTCGACCACAAGGTCAACCACCCCGCTTAACCCTTGTCTACTGCTATTACGAACGCCCAACCAACCGTACTCCTGGTTGCGTAGTCCACGTCGTAAACAACAAGCAGGTATACGCCTACGGTGACGGTCAAGGCTGGCCATTCCCATTCCCCCGCCTCAATATCGCTATCGGTATCCAGCGCAAAATCCCTCGTACATGGGTCGGGAACACACTTCTTACCCCGGCACGAGATATTCAGTACGCCTACAACCGTGCGCGCTCAACCATCCTTGAACATATGCGTAAAGCCGCTAACGCTCGACTGATGGTTCCCGCAGGATCAATTGAAGACTCCGACACCATTACGACCGACCCCGCCGATGTACTTGAATACAACGCCGAATTGGGCGAACCGCATTGGCAGTCAGCACCCGAAGTCCCCCGTTGGATCAGTAACGAGGCAGCACAACTAGAAGCAGAGATGGACGACATCTTCTCCACTCACGCTGTTTCTCGTGGTCAAGCACCTGGCGACCGCAACTCAGGACTTGCCCTATCAGTATTGGCTGAAAAGGACGACGGCCCTCTAGCACCAATGGCACGAAACCAGTCGGCTGTTTGGGCGCGTATCGGTCAAATGACCTTACAGTTGTACCGTGCCTACGCCCAGCAATCAGGCATGGTGCGATCACAAACGATCACCACCCAGCAAGGATCGACCGTCCAGTTTGAATGGACAGCCGAAGACATTGACGAAACCCCACAAGTCAAAGTCCCGTTAGACGCGACCGCACCACGATCCAAGATCGCAACCCAGTCCGTCATCACATCGCTGGCACAAACCTTCCCAGCAGCATTCCAAAACATTGACGGCCCAAGCCTGTCAAGACTGCTCGACCTTCCCGACCCCAAAGGTTTCATGGCATCAGCCGACCCCGATGTCGCCAAAGCCGAATGGGAAAACGGACTACTTATGCAGGCCACCCCAGTTATGCCAGCCGACTTTGACGACCACGCCAAACACATCGCCCAACACAACCGTGAGCGCAAATCCCCTGCATACGAGCTTGCAACACCCGATGTTCGACAAGCAATTGACGTTCACGTTCAAGCGCACCAAAAGCTGGCTGCCGACGAAGCAGCCGCACAACTCGCAGCACAGCAACAGATGCCGGGATCAGAAATGCTCCCGCAAGCCAATGAAGCACCTGGATCATTGGTTCCACAAATACAAAACGGACAGCCAGGATTACCACAGGAGATGCCACCACAATGACCGACTTTAACCCCGAAGGTGTAGTGGATTCTGCACCAGTAGAAGGTTCAGAAGCCAGTTCCACCGATGTCAATTGGGAAGACAAATACCGATCAGAAGTAGCCGACCGTGTGAAAGAACGCGAACGCTACAAGCCGATTGCACAAACATTCGCCAAGATGCATCCCGACGATGCCCGTGCCGTACAAGAGTTTGCTAACGCTTTCGCGTCAGGCGACACCGACACCGCAGTCCGATGGATGGTTGACAACGCCCGAACCCTCGCCGGGGAACGCTTTGACACTTTCATCAGCCCCCAAGCACAAGCCGCCATTGGTCAGCAAGCAATCCAAGACGGCCAGTCAGCAGGTCTGACCCCCAGCCAAGTCGAACAGCTCGTCGAGCAACGGATGAACCAGTTTGCCCAGGCTCAGGTACAAACACAGTACGAACGACAAATTGAGGAGACGCTCGCACAACATGGACTTCAACCCGATACACCGTTGGCGACAGCAGCAATCGTCGCCGCATCCCGCCGATCCGACCTTGATCTTTCCCTGGCAATACGCGAAATGGAAGATCAAGTTCTCGCTCAGGCAACGCAGATCGCAGCAAAGCGTTCAGAGGCAGGCAGCCAAATGGGGACACCCATCGTCAATGGGCAAGCCTCAACCAACCTCGCAGGACAGAACATGAGTCCTCGTGACCGGGCTATGGCACGACTTGAACAGCACGGTCTTAGCTAGCCATTTGACAAACAGGTGTTGTAGTGGTGTAGCATTTCTTCTGTACCTCGGACGAGGCGCACCACATACAACCACATAACATCGGAAGATGCAAGGCAACGCTGGATGGCGTGAACCATTGACAAGGTTGTGAACCCCCACATTCACCTACCCTCTTAAAGGAACCCCATCATGCCCGCAACACTCTCAACAGTCGATGCCATTCTCAAGGACGACTACAAGGAATATCTCGACAACCTCAACAATGCGAACTTCATTCTTTCGCAAGTTGAAACCCGCAAAGACACCGTCCAGGGTCGTATTGCCCGCCACGCCGTCCACCTCGGACGCTCAAGTGGTGTAGGCGCACGAGCCGAAAACGGAACCTTGCCAACTGCAGGAAACCAGGCTTTCGCAACAGTCCCGGTTCCCGTGCGTTACGTTTACGGACGCATCCAACTTTCAGGCCCAACCATCAAACAGGCTGTCACCGACCGTGGCGCATTCATTGATGCTTTGGACGCTGAAATGGAAGGCATCAAGAACGACGCAATGAAGGATGTCAACCGTCAGTTGTGGGGTACGTCAAACGGCGTTATCGCACAATGTGGTACGACCACGGCAGCAACTACTGTTGTTCTTGCCTCAACCACAGGTTCGACCGCACTCCGTCAGTTGTTCTTCGACGGTGGCATGGTTGTTGACATCGGAACCGTCGCATCCCCGACAACCGTTGCATCAGCTCGTACCATCACCTCGGTCGACGAAACCAACAAGACCATCGCCATCTCAGGTGCAGCAGTCACGACATCCTCAAGCCACTTCGTTTTCCGTAGTGGTGCAGGTGGAGCGTCCAGCAACACAGGTCAGCCTGGCGACGGACAGGTCGAATTGACTGGTCTTCAGACCATCGTTGACGACACCGCAGTCCTTCACACAATCAACCCTTCGTCACAGCCGAAGTGGAAGTCCTATGTGAACAGCAACTCAGGAACCAACCGTTCCATCACCGAAACCCTCATTACTGGCTCCATCATGAAGACCCTCACCAACTCAGGTAAGAAGCCTTCGTTGTTGGTTTCGGCTGAAGGTGTCAACTTGGCAATCAGCAACTTGTTGCTCTCATTGAAGCGCAACATGGAGCAGACCCAGCTCAAGGGTGGCTACGCAGGCATCCAGTTCTACAGCCCGTCTGTCAGCGGTAAGGGTGACGAGTCACCGACTGCCTTGTACGCAGACTTCGACTGCCCGAACAACCGCCTGTACGGCATCAACCCCGACGTGTTGGTTTACCACCAGGTTGGCGACGGATTCCAGTTCATGGATCTTGACGGTGCAGTTATGAACCGTAAGCCCGACGTGGATGCCTACGAAGCAACCTTGTACACCTACGGCGAACTTGCTTGCAAGCAGCGCAACGCCCACTTCGTCATCAAGGACATCACCGAGGTGAGTATCTGATGGCAGCTTCAGTCAGTATTACAACTGGCCCTGAAGTTCCGGGAAGCCGTAAGGAAGTCGTGGGTGTTATCACTTTTGACTCGTCTTATGTAACTGGTGGCGAGGCTGTCACTTTGGCGCAGTTGGGTCTTTCACGACTTGACTACCTCATTGTGACCGCTGTCAACGGAAACATCCCTGCGTGGGACGGATCAACCTCGTCGCCTAAGATCAAGTTGTTTTGGGTGGACACCACCACAGACGGCGCACCGATGGCTGAAGTTGTGAGTACGACAGACGTTTCTTCAACGACTGCTCGTTTCTTGGCAATCGGCGCATAAACCAAACCCCCCAACAAACGAACGAGCCAGCCACTATCGACGGTGGCTGGCTTTTTCGTCTATAATTTCAGCATCACCACGAAAGGTTCATCATGGCTACTTACTCAGCTTCTCAAGCCAAAACCATCACACTTGTTGCCAACACCGTTGACACAGTCACTTTGACCGGGAGTGGCAAATTCTTGCGAGCAACACAAACTTCAACAACAGCCGCTTATTTTACCGCTGTACCAACAGGGTCAACCCCAACAACAGCCACGGTTGCTGGAGACAACAACTTTGCTTTACAAAACGCATCAATGGCAATAGAACTAGGTTGGCCTGGCACGGGTGCTGTCATCAGCGTCATCTCTGCTGGTACAGGTACAGTCAACTTCGCCTTACATGACTGACTATTTGTATATAGTGTTCCCATGATTCGCGCAGCAAACCTTATGGGAGAAGTAGAAGGTGGCAGCCAAATGGCTGAAGTCGCCTTTGACGTATACGACATTGCGACCCGCATCCAAAAGGGTGACGAGTCGGGCTGGCGAGGTGATCCCAGCGCATCACTCATGTTCAACCCGATCATCGGTCGATTTGAAGTGTGGATGGTTGATGCCACCGGGACACCGTATGTCGCCTGCTCACACCACCGAGCTGACCACACTCTGATTGTAAAACTGATCGAGGGTGACTGGCAAAAAGGTAAAGCACTCCACGAAGACCTGCTCAAAAAGAACAAAGCGATCCTTGCTGCTCACGAAACAGAGGAGAAAGAAAAGCGACTAGAATTAGCAGACAAGTTGCATTGGGCATTGATTAAGGATGTCGGCCACTTGGGTGGATCAAACAAGCGCAGTATCAGCATGAACGAGAAAGGTAAGTAAATATGAACCTGCTTGACCTTCGTAACGCTGTCAAAGATCGACTGGCAATCCGTTCGGATGGGTCAAGCAACAGCCTTGACGGACTTATCACTAACGCCTATGTGAACACTTCTATTGATGACGCGCTTAATCGTGTCAGTATGGAGCGCGACTGGTGGTGGCTTGCCACGACAGCATCATTATCGTTTGATACGACCGACGGTGACGCAGCACTACCATCCGATTTCATGCGAGCCAACAAACTGGTTATTAACGGCAACCCGGTCGAACCGCTACCGTTGGACACATTCCTAGACCCGAACGCCGATATGAACGCTTACGGCTGGCTGGTTTACGGCAACGCTGTCAAGATCACGCCGATCCCAACCACGACTACTACCGGGACGTTGTACTACTTCCGTAGCGAACCAGCCCTTTCGACACAAGCATCTCCCGATACTAAGTCACCGTTGATGCCCGTTGTCTACCACAAGTGCATTGTCGCCTACGCCAGCCATCTTTGTGCGGCCCGCCGACAGGACGAGCAACGCGCGTCGTTGTATCTCCAGGAGTACGGCAACTTCTTGAAGTCAATGAACGACGACAATCGAGCAACAATCCAGCGACGAATTAAATTTGCACGGACGATGTCAGACGCAGCCTGGAGTTAAGTCATGGGATCATTCCAAATTACCTATGATGACTTCTCAGGTGGCCAGTACATGGGCAATAAGTCCACCAACTTGCCCAAGAACCAATGGACTGGCGAAAATGTTGTCTCACTACCTGACGGTCGCTTAGTACCAGTAGGTGCATTAACAGCAGGAACCTACACACCAGCAGGAACTTTTACATCAGCATCAATCCTTGACCATTGGGTTATTGGTGACACAAAATCTAATGCTTATGTGTTTGCTAACTGGTTTACATCACCATCAACAAACTCGTCACAAATGATTAAATGGACGGCCATCAACAACGGCACATTGTTTCCATTAACAACTTCTACCTCTGCGCCAAACACCGCAACCGTAACAACTTTGACCGGGACACTTGCAGGTGAAGTTGCCTATGACAACAACAGCGCAAAGTTCTACTATGTTTCGACCGCAGGAAACATTTATTCAGTAACAACCGCAGGAACCGTTGCTCTAGTTTCGTCTGCATTGGCTGGACTTGGCATTACCGATATCGCCGTATACGGATACCGCCTTGTTGCCTGGGGTGGCACAAACAAGCGTCTCTATTATTCAGATACGACAGGTGCGACCTGGGCAACTAACAACTATTACGAATTTACAGGAACAATCCTTCAACTGTTGGTTCGTACAAACGACGTAGTAGTCATCACCGAAAACGGCGTATTTAGCCTTGTCGGCGTACTCGGATCATCTATTACAAACCAGTTAATCGTTGCCCAAGCCAACATTACCGAAGGTATGCGAGACGCAACCGTTGTGGGTCGTAACTCATATTTCCTAGACCAGTCTCTTGCTGGGTCAATAGATGGTTCTATCTACCGTTTGACAGGCTCCCAGGTTCAAGCAGTCGCAACCATGCTGACCGATGACATGATTACCAACCAAGCGTTTGGTCTTGAACAAGCCCGTGTTTCATCAGTTAACGATGGTCGACTCGTTGTCATGCTCAGAAGCGGTATTGCGTACGCAGAAACAACCCCTGGCACATGGTCAAGATTAAACTTTGCAAGCAGCCTAATTGAAAAAGCCTCAACTAAACAACAACAAATTGGTCGAGCTGGAGCAAACTCACTTAACGAATATTTCATGGTTGCATCAGTAGACAAAAATACTGCACCCAGTTACACAATTAAATTAGACAGATTTATTCACCACATCAACGGCCTAACAAACAAAGACAACGATTTTACCTACAGTTCAACAGCATCAACATCTAGCAACAGACCAAGCGGAACAGTCACCTTGTCTGAATATTTCCATTCAAAACCGTTTACGGTCAAAGAAATGTTTGTTGAATACGAAGCAACCGCAAACTCGGCAATTACCGCTTCAATTATTCCTACCGGGAACGTAGATGTTGTGTCGGCAAACATCTCATCAATGACATCCAGCGGTGTAGCCAACATGACCCAATCATCCTCTGCCACCGTTATGGAACGATTCCGACCCAATAACGCCAACAAAGGTTTTGGTGTCAAACCACAGTTGACAATTCAGTCGGCCATAGTTAAGCGCGTGATCCTGAACTGCGAAGACTGATATGGCTTTAACACCACAAGGCGTACCCTCAGAACCAGGTTTAACGTATGTCAACGTCGCGCGATCATTACCGTTCCAATACACTTTTCGTGGCGACGATTTCACAGAATTTAGTCCTGCAACACGCGACCTATTTGAGAACCGCGACCGAGAACTAGAACTAAAACTCATTGACATAGGTGGCTCAATACCTATTGGTGGCGTAACAATGTTCGGCGGTCTTTTAGCTGCTATTCCGTACAACTATTTGCCGTGCGACGGTCGAACCTTAGACACAACAGAGTTCGCTGATTTATTCAATGTTATTGGTTACCGCTACGGCGGGTCGCCAAGTGCAAAGCCACCTACCTTCAACTTGCCAACGTCATATGGATATGTTCCTTACGGGTTAGCAACCGACAATACTTCCGTAAATAGTTCCTTGGGTACAGATTCTAAATCTTCAACTGGTCACACCCACACATTAAATAGCCATAGTTCAACAGGCCACTCTCATACGCTGAATTCCCATTCATCAACGGGTCACACGCACACCCTAGGAGCCTCGACAGGCAACGGTGGAAATGACCATTACCACGGCGCGACAACAGATGGGGCATCAAATAACACTCACGCTCACACATATTTCAAAGCAAACAGCGGTGCAAACAACACAACAGGCACAGGTAACCACGGTCATACGCACACCCTAGCAACTGGGCTTGCAACCTCATATCTTCACGCGCACAACGCCGCAGCAAACGTCAACGCAACCAACGCCGATACGGGTCACAGTCATACCGCTAGTGCCACCAACGCCGACACGGCCCATACTCATAACGCCAGCACCACCAATACCGATACGGGTCATTTCCATTCAGTTTCGGCAATCGGTTTTTATTTTATTATTCGATACCAGTAGGTGAACATGGACGAACAGATATTTGAAGGCTCACCCGAATTTTTTATTAAAACAATTGGCGTAAACGACAACAAAGGTTTATTTGGCATAGCAAAATTTGAACACCCCGGCGAATTCATGCCAGGCGACGCAATGGATCAACGATGTGATTCATATACAAGCAGAGGCCCAACGGGATTCCACAAATGGGATTCCACAAACAACCTATGTTCATGCGGTTTGACCGAAATGCCCGACCCTAAAGTCGGCAACCATTTAATTACCCTTGAACAACTAAAATGTTTGTTTCCAGTAATTGAAGCAACCCCATACGGAATAATCATTTATTTTGAATTTCGTGACGATGAATTAGAATTACTTGCATCTAAACAACATTTTTCGGTATGCGCTCATTCACTACAAGAAGTGTTTCGCCTGATGCTGGAATGGGAATTTGCAGCAACAACACTAGGTAGCACAGAAGATTTAGCAGTTACATCAGCAAATATGCTTCAAGTTTTAGATATGCCACAAAACATTCGTAATTGGGTCATTAGTGAAGTACCGCCTGAAAAAGTTGCTCGATTCTTGGCAGGCCACATCAACGCCCAAGACCGCACAACAGACCCTATCCCCGATCTCACTCAAGAGTTCTATGATTGGGTCTACAATAAAATCAAACAATGCAGATCGTTTGGAGAATACGATGTCTGAAGTCAAATACCCCGCTGGCAAAGCTGGCATGATCGCAATTTACGATGACGTTCTGTCACCCGAAACTTGCCAAACCTTATTGGACATCATTAGTCCAAACTACGAATCACTTTCGTACGAAGGTCGAACAATGGGTGGTGTAACCCCAAAAACCAAATACAGCCGTGACGCTGCTTTAAGTATGCAGTATTTTCAAGAACACGGCCACGAATGGTCAAGTACCCTGCAATCAATTGAAAACGAAATAGCAGGACATCTCACAGGTTTAATCTCCCAATACCGTTCTGAGTTTCAAGCACTATACGACTGGGAACGGATCGAGGATTCAGGATTCCAAATCCAGCGGTACGAAAAAAACATGGGCTACTACCGACCCCACGTTGATTCGTTGCCGGGAACAGAAGCCGCAAACCGTGTCCTTGCCTGCATCATCTACCTCAACACCGTAGAAAATGGGGGAAGCACCAGGTTCCCACTTCACGAAATACGGGTCAACCCAATCCAAGGACGAGTCGTACTATTCCCAGCCACCTGGACTCATTTGCACGAAGGTATGCCACCTATCAGCAACGAAAAATGGATCATATCCACCTTTTTGAATAACACAATGCCGTACAATCCATCTCACACGAAGTTTGAAGACGCATTCTCACATCCACACGAGGATGACCATACGCACTAGGAGAACTAATGTCGAAACCGAGCCTGCTAAATGAAATAGCGGTCATCAACAACGCTAGGTATGTCCCAGTATGCGGATACCAAACCCTGTTAGACACCCTAGACAAACCCGACCAAGTTGACCTAGAAACCGCAATGTCCGACTTCAGCATCCAAGGCTCCGCAATCGAGCGAGCGTTACGCCAACGCGGACATAGCATCACAGCGACGACCTTACGCCGTCACCGACGAGGGGACTGTTCTTGTGGCAGGACTAGCTGAAGACATCACCCGTATTGGGGAAACCAAACGGTTGTCGCTGGGTCGCATTGCAGACCTACTTGACCGCAACGGGATTGACTTAGACGAGGTAGGCAAGATTCAGCGTGTCTCGCTGTACCAGTCGCTCACCAAGAACGACGAAGGCGAAGCCGAACTACACGACCTAACAGCGATCCAATTCTCGCCCAAATGGGCAGAAGGCCCCGAATGGCCAGTCATCCAGCCAGGCCCCGCAGTCAAACTCCCAGCCCGCAAACCTGCCAAAACCCTCTCAGGGTGGCGTAATTGTGCCGTACTTCCCGATATGCAGATTGGCTACTACAGAGGCGTAGACGGGCAACTACAACCCACACACGACGAGCAGGCGATCAAGGTCGCATTAGACATCGTCAAAGATGCCAACCCAACACTCGTCGTCCTAGTTGGCGACAACCTTGACCTGCCCGAAATGTCCAAATACCGTCTGACCGCCCCATACCAGCAGACCACCCAAGCCACCATTGACCGTGCCACCCTGCTCGGCTTTGAACTTCGTGAAGCAGCACCTGACGCACGGATCGTATGGCTCGCAGGCAACCATGAAGAACGACTTCCCCGGTATTTAATTGACAACGCGAGCGCAGCGTTTGGTCTTCGACGAGGATCATCCCCCGAATCATGGCCAGTCATGTCAGTACCGTTCCTATGCCGACTAGACGAATCCAACGTGGAGTATCTACCTGGATACCCTGCCAGCCACATTTGGATCACAGAGAATCTCAAAGTGATACACGGCGACAAGGTTGCTAGCGGTGGATCAACCGCACACAAGTACCTTGCCACCCAAAAGGTCAGCGTCATCTACGGGCATATCCACCGTCGAGAATGGGCAGAACGCACACGAGACGACCACGACGGCCCATCCACAATCCTCGCAGCATCCCCAGGTTGCCTAGCTCGCATAGACGGCGCAGTCCCCAGCACCAAAGGTGGCGTAGACCTAGACGGCAGACCCCTCGTCCAGCACGAGGACTGGCAACAAGGATTAGCCATCATTCCGTTTGACCCTGAGACAAACAAGTTTTGTTACGAACAGATCGCTATTCATAACGGGTGGGCGATGTGGCGTGGTAAGAATTACGGGCAATGAAACCTGTACTTGTCATATGGAACGACGCTCATGCCGGGACATCCACCTGGGAACGCATTGAAGACCTTGTGGATAACGACCCGTACGAAGTTAAATCTGTCGGTTTCTTAATGTCAACCAAGGCTGGTGGCAAGCGTAGTCACGTCTCGATCACTCAATCTTGGTCGGCTGATGGGTGTGTAGACTCGGTTCTCCACATCCCTGCCAAAATGGTTGTCAGGGTCATTAACTTGGCCGAGGAAACCGATGAATATCTCAATAAAACTGGTACAAACAGCCCTGCAATACCTGAAGCGAGCAATCCCACGGGGTCGTGAAGAAGAAGACGAACTAGCCAATCTGATCTATGCGCTAGAGAAGTTGCTCGACAAGAAAAAGTAAAATGGGCAGCAACTACAACATTCACGCACCCAACGACGACAATTACTACTACTGTCCGTCCAAAGAATGCCCGTGCAACGGAAGTTCCACCCACCGCGACGACTACTGGCGCACCAATTCCTACGGTTACGACTCAACCGCCGACTATGAAGAAGCTCACGCCAACTTCAAGCGAGTCTTCCCTGATTACGACTAGACTAGAAGCCATGAACAGGACGGCAAAGACAGCATTAGTAGCATCAATAGTGCTAGCCTGCGCTCTACTATCCCAATGCTCAGACAGGTACAGGTATCCTTGTGACAACCCCGCCAACATCGGAAAACCCGAATGCTCGACCGCAACGGTCAGTCCCGCCCCGTAAGAAGCGCATGAATCAAAACGAACTAGACGCTCGACTGCGCTTCTATGTCGGTATCGGACTCATCATCATTGTCGGACTAATCGTCTGCACAATGCTCTACGGACTGCTATTCGTCGTACAGCCCCTGGACTCACAATCGCCTAATGACAAAGCAATGCTTGATATGCTCGGCCCGATTTGCTATACCTTAGTGGGAGCTGCCGTCGGGATAGTCGCGACACGCAACAACCGCCAAGACCCACCATCCGAATAACTAGGAGCCTGCCATGCCTCTCATCCAAGCCAACATCATTTTCACCATTGACACAGATTTTGTGCCACCCGAAATACCGGGAATGGACACCCACGACGGCGATGTCGTCCCGCCCATCTCAGGTGCTGAACAAGTCGTGTACGAAGTATTCAAGAAGATACAAGAAGTGCTACCCGAAAAGGTACACGCCTTCATACACACATCTACCCTGCTAGATCGCTAGTTCTTCTGCTAGCGTGTCACAAATGGCACGCAAATACACAGGGTACGACGGCGACGCAACTGGCAAACAAGCTGGTCTAGAAGAACTTGTACGTCAACTATGCAGCAAATTTCCGTTGTGGAATAACGGTACTTGGGTTATTCGCAACATGAAGAACGCCAACCTTAAAACAGAAAAACCGTCTGTGCATTCGACTGGCCGTGCCGCTGATATCTCATGGCGCAAGTCAGGCAAGAAAGGTTCAGGCAACTACGCCGACGCTGTCGCCCTTATGGACTTCCTAGTGCTACACGCCGATGCCCTACAGATCGAATCAATACACGACTACTTCCCGCAACCGCACGGTCGAGGCTGGAAATGTGACCGGGAAAACTGGACGGTATATGCCAAGCCGACTATCGGGTCTGCTCCTAACGGCGACTGGATCCACATTGAGATTTCTCCCCTTCACGCCAAGAACGCCCTGTTCTACAAGGAATTCTTTGCGAACCTCGCGACGGCAGCGGGAGAAAGTCCTTCTCCGCTAACTCCCGCTGCTGGCGCACCTGCCCCTTTAGTGTTTGCGTATCCTGGGAAGCCGTTACAGATCGGTTCCAAGGGCGACGCTGTGAAGCTCGTACAGGCAGTCGTTGGCGGTGTGATTACCGATGGCGATTTTGGGAAGAAGACTGACCACCGTGTCAAAGAATGGCAGTTCGCCCACAACATTGCAGCCGACGGTATCGTCGGGCCTGTCTCGTGGAAGGCTATGTTCGGCTGATGGAAGCGGTACTGGTCGCCATCGTTACAGGTGTGTTCGCTGTACTAGCCATCCTTGTTGAGAAGGGTCGCAAAGAAAACAAGCGTGACCACGGAAACGTGATGGATCGACTAGACCTCGTCTCATCAGAGATACGCAAAGACATTCGCCAGGTGCGCTACGAATTGAACGATCACGCTAATGGGCCAGCCCACAACACTAAGCCTGTTGTTCCTGCTAAAATCCCATTGAAGAAACGACCGAAGGCTGGATAGCCAGTAGGAACTCTAAGGAGCATCTATGGCAGAGACAGCGACAGCCGAGTATTACAGAAGACAAAACGACTTAAACAAAGCCAAACTCAAAACTGACTATGAGCAGTATCTTGCCGATCTTGCCACTAAATACGGCATCTCAGGCGAACAATTAAACGCCAACCTTGAAGCTCGTGGCATCCTTCGATCAGGCGAAGCAGGTACAGCACAAGCACGACTAGGTGCAGCTAACGAAGCAGCGCGAACAAGTGCTACAACTAATTACGATTACAACATCGCAACTGCCGACACCAATTTGGCGACCCAGTTAGCTGGCCTACAAGCCTCTGCCCCGGCACAAACACCCGCCCCCGCTGCACCACCAGCAGAAGACAAACAACAACAATATGACTTTTCAAAAGTTGACTTTGCGGGACTTGGCAAAATGATGGAAGCCAACAAAAAGCCAAAGCCAGTTGATCTATCGGGAGTTAACTGGAATGCGTTAGCAGGATTTGGTGGCAGTACGGGCGCAACACCAGCCACTAGACGAATTACCCCACCTTCAGCGAGAAACCGCTAATGGCATTCGATCTTTCAACCCCAACCGCACAACTCGCATTTGATGTAGCCCGACGCGCCCAAGAAGTACAAGACCTCAAAGCCAAATACGACGCAGAAGCACGTGGTCGAGTCCAAGCCCAACTTGCACCATTCGGCAACGACAACCCTCAAACAATGTCAACATTTGACAGCATCTATAACCCTGCCGCAGCAACCCAACAAGCCCGCGCTAAAGCCATGCAAGAATACGTAACCGGTCTACCGGAACTACTTGCTCGCGTACAAGCCGAAAAAAAGAAAACATCAGGTAGTGGTACTAGCGGTATGCCTGGCTCCAACCTTACTGACTACCAAGCAATCTTTGATTACCTATTAGGTCTTGACACCAAGCCGCAACCTGTTGCTGTCCAAAAGGATTTGGGAGACGGCAGGACTTACGGCAACGTCGGTGGATACGGTGCAATATACCCAACAGCCGCAGCGGGAGCGACAGTAAAACCTAAGTTCCAACGCACAGTTAACGCAGACAGGTTTGGCTGATGGCTCCTAAGATCGGCCCTCGTGGCATCACAATTCAAGACGTACAGCGCGTAGCAACCAGCGGCCTACCCAAAGACACCGGCGAATCACAATACGTTTACGCACCAACACAATCAACACAACCAGCGTTTAGTGCCATCGATCTAGCTGCAATGCTGGCCAGCAAAATGCAACCGGGAGCAGGCCAAAAATATGCTGGCTACCCAACAGCTTCAATGTTGCAAGATGCAATCCTTGGATCTGCGCTTAATTTCAAAGACCTTGGGTCGTACGCTGCTACACAAGCAAACATTCTTGGCGAACCTGCACAAAACGCATATTTAGCTGCGCTTGATAACACCAATCCAAAATCTTTGTTGTCAACTCAGTTGCGCGGCAATCAAAGTTTGTTACGTCAAGGTATTTCTAAAGACCCTTACGTGGCAGCAGCACAAGCCGCATACGACAAAGAAATGAGTAGTACCGGTTTTGCTCCTGGTTTAGGCGGGGCTACTTATTCAAACGTCATGGGAATGTCTATTCCTACGGGTTACAGTCTTGGTTCTTCAATGACCGCATCAGGTCAAGATGCTCAAGCAAGATTGGCTGCTGCTCAATACGCAGCTCAAATGAAACTGCTCAAAAATGTTTACGGAGACACAACATTTACTGGCGGCCTCAATGATCGACTTGAATCAAACGCTTTAGAACAAGCAAAAACACAAGCTGAAACAACACGTCAAGCCGCATTCCAATCATCAGGCGCGCTACGTGCAGACGAAATTGCTAGAAGCATTCAAGACGTACCAGTATCACAACTAGCCCAAATGATGGCATCATCATACGGAGTTGACCCCAACGTCGCCCGTGCCATGTTCGGCGCACAAACAGACGTAGATTACGCCAGGTCCCAAGCAGCCTTAGACGCAGCCAACAGCGGCGTAGACACCGGCATGACCGAAGCCGAAATGATTCTTGCCTATGAAGGCCGTGACGCTCTCATTGAATGGCAACAAGGTAAAGCAGCCGCAGCTTTGTACGGCACACCGGAAGAACAAGCCAGGGCTGCACAAGACGAAACCGATGCACAAACCGCAATCTTTGACCAGCAAGTACAAACAACTTACGGTGTCTCACCTAAAAGCGTTACCGGTGTTGACCCGGAAATTGCTCGACAACTATTTATGGACACAAACTTTACTGGCTGGATTGACACCGGCATGGCTAGATTACAAAACGCTGACGGAACACAAACGCCTGACCAAATTGTTGCCGAACTAGGCAGCCAATACTTAACCGCTAAACCAATGGGCAAAGTCGAAGCTATTGCCCTAGTAGAAATTTTATCCAACTGGAAATTCTTAGCTGACACGGGTGCGTAATGGCTAACCCATTCCCGATCCCGGCCCCACCGTTACCATCAGAAAAAGTCACGCCAACACAACCGTCGCTTCGACCAGTAACGGCACGAACATTGACGTTACCAAAACCTTCTATAAGCAACATCCCGCCACCGCCAGGACTTTCTTCGTCTAACAAAAACAAACCTAAAGACAAAGGTCTGCTAGGTGGATTTCTTTCAAGTGCTGGGCAAATTCTTACATTCCCTAAAACTTTAGCAGGAATGATTCCAAGCCTCGTAGGCAAAACAGTACAAACAGCTGTCGGTATGCCTGAAGTATTAATTGGGCAAATATCACCAGGAATTGAATCAAGAGCAGAAGAAGACCTTCGCAAAGGAAAAGAACTAGGTCTTACAGGTACTGATCTAGCCGCCTATGCATCACAGCGTTCATTACCGTTACTTGGTGCAATGGCACAATCCATACCACAAACAGTAGGTCGCCTCGCAGAAACAGGATCATTTGGCGCATACAATTTCCGTGAACCAGGCAACGACTACTACAACGCATTACGCCAAGGCCAACTAGGCAACGTCCTAATCGAAGATGCCGGAAACATTCTGTTACTTGGTCGAGGTGTCGGTGCAGGATCAGTCTTTGAAGCAGCCGGTACAGCCGCTGGTGGCCGACTCGGATCAGTCATTAAAGGTACTGGTTCATTCATGGAGCAACCAATCGCTGCAACTGTTCGTGGTACTGCACGCGTAGTTAGTGCCGGAGCAAAATACGGTGGCAAATCCGATCTAGCTGCCGCAGCTGGACGTATCGCCGGATCAGGTTTACCGTGGAAACCAAACCTTGTCGAGCGTTACAACAAACGATTCAACAACATTGATATACCTGTACGCGCACCAGGTGTCGGCCCATTGCGACAAACATTAGATGAAGTATTAACAGCCAAACGAGATTTCGCTGACACAAAACTCAAAGATTACGACACCAAAATTGCGGTACTCAACAACGAAATTGATGCGCTACGAGCAATTGACCAATTTGATCCAGCAATCAACCTCAAAACTGGTGAACTTGTCAAACTTAACGACAAACGTATGGCATGGCTTGAGCGCACCGGCCGACCCAAAAAACTACGCCAATTTGAACGCCAACGTGAACGCGTCTACACCCAATACCGTGACAGCTTCTCAGCAGAATTTGTTCGACTACAAGACCTTGGCGCAGTTCCCGAAACAGTAGAACAATTACGAGCATCTGTTGTCGAACTTCGTGAAGCAGCAACACTTATCGGCGACCAAGCAACCGCTGCCCGCATGAACCAACTAGCAGATTTCTTTGAACGCAAAGCCAACGTCAAAGAAGCAAACCCTGGTGCGTTCGATCAGCCTCTACCTGAATGGGTAGGTGCAGCCGGAATCCTGCACATCACCGGACAAATTAGAGACATCCAAGCAGCATTACGCGCTGGCAAACCGTTAAACGAAATCCTCGCTGATCTGCAACCATTTGACCTACCACCCGAACTAAAAGACCTTGGCTATAGCTACAGCGCAGAATCATTAACTAAAGCCCTTCAATATTTGAACAACGCAATTGATGACGTATCATCAATCCAACTAGAAGCATTTATCCAAACATACGCCGGATGGCACAACTTCTTCAACGACATGGCCATGCAAGGCAAAGGGTTCCTCAAAGGCCCAATGCCATTCACATACCAAGATGTCTACCCCGACCCATCGCTACTCATTCAAGAACTAGACGGGCGCACAATCTCAGCGGCAGTACAAGAAGTCCTTGACACAGCAGTTGTTTACGTCATTGAACGAGACGCACCACAACTCATTGACACACTCGGTGAACTAGATGTCATGGACCCGCCACCACGAATCTTTTCTCAATTTGCTAACGCACCAATTGACAGCCTCGAATATCAGATCGCCGCACAAGCAATCATCGAATCATTTGACTACCTTCGCAACTCCGACAACGTAGCAATCGTTGAATTCTTACAAAACAAAATGATCTACCCCGCACCAATGCGGCCATCACTTGGACTACAAGAACGATTCTCACAAACAGCACGAGCCAACGACGTAGCTTCAATGGCCCGAAGCCTGCAATACATTGCTACCGAATACGGCGACATATTCAACACCCGACTACTTGAAGCAATTGACGGCGACATCGCCGCAGCCCTAGACCCCAACAAACGATTCGCTAAAGAAACCTGGACACGTCTCGGCAAACGCCTAGAAACCATTAAAGCTCGCGCACAACAAATTATGGATAGCTCCGCTACCAATCAAGCAAAACTTGGTACAGCTATTGAAACCGCAGACGCTCGACTCATTGATGTAATTAAGACCATTGAAGATGCACAACGTCTTATTGACATCATCAAAAATGATCCTGAAGCAGCGTTTGGCATTACACCGGAGCAAGGCGTACTGTCCGGATTAGAAGCTGACATAACTAAAAATCAAACCAGGCAACGTGTCCTTCGCAATCTTCGTGCTAGCCGTGAAGTTCGTGGGTCGCGTCGTTTCTATGGTGAAGTTGCACCGGAACGTCAGCTAGTCCAGGCCGCACTTGAAGAAGTAGTTACTCCTGAAGGCACGTTCCCTATTAGGGAATACATCTCAAAATTAGTTCGTCGTGTCTCCGGCCTTGAAGGTGCGTCTACTCGCGGACTTAACGCTGTCGAGCGCATCGTTTTAGAAGTATCACGTCTACGCAAAAAACAAGCGTTAGCGGCAACACTTGACGAGAACTCGTTACTAGAAGTTGTTGACCAGTTACGCAACGCCGAAGACATTTATGGCCCAGCCAAAACATCACGAACCGAAGCAGAACTTCTTAATGAAGGGCGCGACGGTGGCGAATACTTCCCGGAATACTACAAAGACATCATTGATGCTTTTGCATACCCGGAACAATTCCAAGCCCGCATTGATGCTTTAGAAAATCAAATACCAAAATTAACTTCAGCAGCAGAACGTGCCGCAGCAGAACGTGCCGCCCAAATCTCTGATCTACGCCGACAAATCAACGAATTAGAAGACCTGTCACAAAACAAATATCAGTTTCCTGAAAACGTCCTAACCGAAAAAGCCAAAGCTGCTCGCGCTCGTGGTGACATCGTTGAAGCTGATCGACTTGATCGCCTAGCACGGATCTACCGCAACGCTCTTAACCAATCAGGTTACCTTGATCCTTATTTGAGCCGCCTTGAAACAGAACTACGTGCGCTAGAAAAAGGTTTACCAGCACGTACTCGTGAAGCAGCCACATCTGTCCGTGTTCAAGTCCGGCAACGCCTTAAAGGTATTGGCAAAATTGAACCAGCTACCACAACATTTGACACGCTAGACAATGAAGGTAACCCGGTCCGTCTCTCCGGTGCTAACCCGAATGCCGAAGACATTGTTATGACAAAGACGACACGTGGACAATTGGTCGGTGAACAAGAACGCATTATTGCTGACCAAGCAGAACGAACAACTCGACTTGAACAGTTGCGTGAAAAACACGCTCGTGCCGACGAACTAGCCGCACGTGCAGAAGCTGGAGAAACCGCAGCTGGCAGATACGAAGCACAATTACGCCGCCCATTCGGACCTGAAGTACAACCCGAAGCACCAATGTACGTTCCCGGTGGTATCACCCAATCAATGTCAGACGCTGCTCGCGTACAACTATCAGAAATGTCAACCGGTGCAGCACCACAACTTGGTGCATCATACGAACGAGTCAAATTCTCTAACCTAATGCCGCTATCAGTACGGCAAGTCGCTGAACGTATCGGTGAAGTCATGGGTCAATGGGGCCGCAATAGTGTTATCGAAGACATCATCCGCAACCCCGATTTTGTTTCAACAGTAGCTGGCAAAATACCTGAAGACCAACTGTCAATCCTTAAAACAAATGCCGAAAACAATGTTCGCAATATGGGCATAGCGCAAACACCTGTCCAGTTCGCTGCTGCTGTGCGAACAGAATACGGCAGACTAATCATGGATCGCCTACGCAACGAAGGTTACGAACCGATCTCCCCAACCCGTGTTGACTTAATGTCAATGGAAGGACACGCACCATTAGGTGACCTGTCACAAAAAGTCAAACCCGAAAATGTTGCTGAAGACAGTTTGATTATGCGTATCGGTATGCGTGATCGTCTATCCGGTCAATACACACCAAGATTTGGTGGCAGCGACATACCTCAAGGTGTTATCAACGCATTTGAAAAAATAGGACAAGTTACCCAAAAATGGAAATCCATTATTCTTCCGTTCTCGATTGTGCGTTGGCAAATGGGAGACGCTGTCGGCAACGTAATGAACGCCTGGGTTCGTGGGGACATACCCGCAGGTCAACTACTCAAATCAATTAACGACGTTAAAGCTCGACTTGCAGACCCAAAGAATTTGAGTACGTTAGAACTTCTATTCTCTGACACAACCAACCAAGCAATCAACGATCCTGTTATAGCTGCCGGTATCGGCATGGGCTTGCAAGCTCGCGGCCTACGCAGCTCAGAACAATTAACAGTACGCCAAGGAACCTTCCGGCCTACACCACAATACGCACCATCAAGATATTTCGGTACGTTCCGAGACGCAATGTTCAACCTTAACGAAACACAAAACACTCTTGCCCGTGCCGGTGTTTACATGGTGAAACTTGACGAAACATTGCAAAGCATGGGTCGAAACATAGACGAAATTTCACCACAAACAATTGCCGCCGACCCGGTTCTGTACCAAGCTGTCTCTGATGCTGTCTCGTTCACTAACGAAACACTTGGTGCATTCAGCGAACTGTCACCGTGGGAACGCAACGTACTACGCCAAGCATTCCCATTTTGGTCATGGATCAAATTCATTAACAAAGCCGCTATGAAGCTAGCTATTGACAACCCGGACCGGGTGCTGTTCCACGCGCACCTTGGCATGATGGTTGCAGACCCTAACGCACGAGATTGGTATGACTGGCTACGAGGAAAAACACCAGTCGGTGGATTCCTATTCGACCTATCGTTCTTGAACCCGTACGAAGACGCTTTACTGTTCTCCGGTAACCCGATGTCGGCAACAGCAGAACAGTTCACATCGCTATCACCAGCAATCACGTTCCCATTGAACGCTCTCAACGAAGTCGTCTATGCCACTAGCGGCCGCAACCTCATCCCGTTCTCGCCGGTCAGCCGCCCTGGCTACCTAGAAGGCCGCCCAGGTTCCACCACCCGTGGTATCGGAGACGTAGCTGGCGGTATCGGTTATCTCGGTCTAAAAGCTTTCGGTGGCCCATTCCGAAACACACTAAGTCTCCTACCTACCGGGACCATCCCAGGAACCGACGTAGCTACCGGACCAGTCAACCGATACCCGCAAGGATCAGCCCGCACCACCGGCGCATACGCAGACCCTCGACTATCACCAACCGCCGGTCGCCTATCTGCCATTCTCAGCACCTTCGGTGTCCCTGCACCTATCTTTGAATACGACGAAGCTGTACGCCAAGGTAAGCTCCAGTCACAACGTGACCAGGCAGCATTGCTACGTCGCATCCAGGAGAGAGCAGCAGCAAGTTGATCTACAAACTAGAGGTACATGGCCGACGGCCCACCACCCTAAACCAAGAACGCAAAGTCAACAACTGGGGAGCCAGGGCCAGCGACACCAAATGGTGGCGAGCGCAGTACGCCGAACTGGCAGCCGACATCCCCCCAATGAAACGAATCCACATCTCGGTCACACCCCTGCACAAAAACGGCAGGTCACCCCAAGACGTTGGAGCGTGCTTCCCCGCAGCCAAAGCCGGGATAGACGGACTCGTAGACGCTGGGGTTATTCCCGACGACACACCTGACATCGTTGTTAGGCTAGACTTTTATGCACCGCAAGTCTGTGGAGAAGACGGACTCAGAATCGAAGTTAGGAACGCCGATGAACCCAATGTATAGCAACGCACTCTCAGGTCTAGCCTCAGGTATGGCGAGTGGCGGTGGCGCACCTATGGGTGGCGACATGGCTATGGGTGGTATGGGCGAATCAGGTGCTGAAATGGTTCCCTGCCCCATGTGCCAAGGTGTTGGCATGGTTCCTGCTGACATGATGGGTGGTGGCGCAATGCTCCCGCCTCGCCTCGCAGCCCGTGGTGGCGGTATGCCAATGGGTGGCGACATGGGTGGAATGTCAATGGGTGGCGGTATGCCAATGCCATCCTCACCAATGAGCTAGTCATGGCATCGCCAGCGTGGCAACGTAAAGAAGGTCAGAACCCTTCAGGTGGACTCAACGACAAAGGTCGAGCGTCGTACAAAGCACAGACAGGTGGCACTCTGAAAGCCCCGGTCAAAGGTCGCCCAACATCCCCCGATCAGATGCGTCGTAAAGGATCGTTCCTATCCCGCATGGGTGGATCGCCAGGCCCAATGAAAGACGACAAAGGTCGCCCGACCCGCAAAGCGTTAGCACTCAAAGCCTGGGGTGCATCGTCGCCAGCCGAAGCCAAATCTATGGGTCGTCGTCTATTGGAGCAGTACGCCAAGCAGAAAGCTGACAAGAAATGAAGAAGCCTTTTTGGGAAACAAAGAACCCGAACAAGAAGTCAAGCAAACTTGGTGCTGAGGGTATCGCCCTTGCCAAGAGCATGGCATCTAAAGCTGGTCGACCGTATCCGAACCTTGTTGACAACGCAGCAGCCAGTCGCAAACTAAAGTAGTCCCATGCTCCCCCGCGCCGAAGCACCCGCAAGACGACTGCCGTACACCACGGCAGATATGAGCGAACGTCTAGCCAAGCGCAAAGCCGAGCAAGA